CATATGAGATTTTGGCGGATATGGCCGAAGAAGCCCGATGGAAGGAGATAGAAGGGCTGGCGGACACCGGCAAGGCATACGAAGAATTTCGCAAAGCCACCACCCAAGAAGAGAAAGAACGCATACATGAAATGATCCTTCTCAGCGGCGCTTGGCAAGATGGTTTGCGTTTGGGGTTGCATGATTTTGCACAGTACGCCGGTGAAGTGGGCTGGCAGGTTTATGACACTGTGGACATGGCTTTTCGCAACATGGCGGATGCCGTGGCAGAGTTTGCGGTAAGTGGAAAAGCGGACTTCAACGACCTTGCCAATTCCATCATCAAGGATTTGATCCGCATTTATTATCAGGCAGCAGTGTTGAAACCATTGGCAGAATCAATGGAAAAGAGCAACTGGCTTGGCGCGGCAATTGATGCCCTTGGTGGAATGTTAAGCTTTGGAGGGGGATCTTCAGCACCATCTATTGATGTTGGTTTTCAAACAGGCGCTCCAGCTTTGTTTGGTCCGATGGCCAAAGGTGGCACCATTCCTTCCAGCAATTTGACTAACACAATTCTGACCAAGCCCACCTTGATTCCGTTTGCTGCCGGTGGGGTGCTGGCAGGGGAAGCTGGTGAAGAAGCGGTGATGCCCTTGACCAGAGTAAATGGTCGTCTTGGTGTAGAGGCAACAGGGCTTGGTGGTACAGGAGAATTGAAGGTGGAACTTATCAACCGCACCGGTCAAAACATGAAAATGAGCCAGGGACAACAGCGAATGGACGGCAAGCAGTTGATCGTGCCTATATTTCTGGATGCTCTGGAAAGCAATTATATGGGGTTGCGGGAAGTGCTTGGAGGATAAGCAATGGCGAATTGGCCAATGATAGAAACACCAAGTATTGATTTTGAAGAGGAAACATATTTTCCCTTCGTCCGCACCGAGTCCGAAGGCAACTACGTTCAACAGCGCCCTCGGTCCACCCGGTCAAGGAAGCGGTTTTCCCTGAAGTGGAAAGCGATGACGCAGGCCGATTACGACGCTTTGGTGGCGGCTTTCGTTGCCGGGGAATTGTTGACCTGGACCCATCCGGTGACTTCCACGTCCTACACAGTGATCTTTTCGGAAGATTCGCTGAAGGCTCGTTATGTGGCAGAAGACCGATGGGAAGTGTCTTGCCAGATTGAGGAGCAGTAAATGAGAACTATATCAGCCACCGCGATGACGGAAAAGAACAAGCTGGCATCCTCTTATCCGTGGATTCTCTGTTTGGAGATTACGGTGCCGGGACTGGGGATGCCTATCCGCATATGTTCCAACGGGGAGGACATCACGTGGAAAGGGGAGACGTGGACGGCTTTTCCTTTTGAGATGGACGCCATAAAGGAAACTTCCACTGGAGAAGTGCCCCGTGTAGATTTACGGGTATCCAATGTGAGCAGGGCCATTGAAGGGTACTTGCACGATTATGATGCCTACTGCAAAGCCAATGGGTATTCTGCAATCGAAGTCATCTGCTCCCTGATAAACTACGCTAATGTGGCTTCGGGAACACCAGAGGTCGAATACAATTTGACTTTGATCCGTCCGCGTACCAATTCCAAGTGGGTGACTTTTACCCTTGGTGCCAATAATCCGTTCTTGCGGCGGTTTCCTCCAAACAGGATGCTAAAGCAGAATTGCCGTTACAAGTTCGGCGACGAGCGCTGTGGCTATGTTCAGTTGGGTGGCAGCGGAGATGATACTTGCAACAAGACGTTGGCAAGGTGCCGGGAATTGGGGAACAGCCGAAGGTTCGGCGGCACTCCTGGCATTGGTAAAGATGGGATTGTAATCGTATGAAATGGACCGATCTAATAGGCATTCCCTTTGTTGACGGCGGAAGAGATCCGACTACGGGGTTGGATTGTTGGGGTTTGTTTATTGTTGCCCGTCGTTGTTTTGGTTTTCTTACCCCGGACTATGCCATCAGTTGTTTTGCCACAGACCTGATCGACAATGCTGTTGCACAAGCCGTTCTCGATCAATGGTATCCGATTAAAACCCCCTACCCCGGTTGCGGCGTTGCTATGCGGACCGATGCCGGTTGCCCAGAAGCCGTGCAGCACTTTGGTGTCTATGTGGGCAATAACAGGTTTTTGCATACTTTGGCGAAGACCGGAGCTATTCAAACCCGTTTGGATGATAGATACTTTGGGAGAAAAATCGTTGGATATTACCGGTACATGCACGATCACTCAGGTCAATAATTACTTCTATCCTGCCAAAGATCGCACAGTTACCAAGACAGAAGCAGGGCATTTCATTGCTCACTATCTTCGCAACGCTGTGCCAAAGATTGGATATGAGTTTGTGGTGGCCTTGGACGGGGAAATTATTGATGAGATTTTTCACGAAGAGATCCGAGTGCCAGTGGGGTCCAATCTTGTCTTTGCCATAGTGCCCAAAGGAGGCGATGGCAAGAACCCGTTGCGGATTCTTGCCATGGTCGCCGTGATTGCCGTAGCTGCATGGGTGAGTGCCGGAAGCCTTGCGGGGGTGTTGGGGAAAGCCTTCGGGCCTCAAACAATAGGCGCATATGCGGCAGGTGCTGCCACTTCTGTCGTAGGGGGTCTTTTGGTGAATGCTTTGTTTCCGGTAAAACCCGCTGACTACAGCATTGGCGGCACCGGGATGGAGCAGTCGGCTACCTATGGATGGTCTACGATTGGCAATCCGGTTCAAGAAGGCGCAGTGTGGCCAGTGCTTTATGGCACAATGCGGGTCACTCCTCCGATTATTGGTAAATATGTATCTTCGGGGGGCGATGACCAATATCTGAATTTACTGTACGGGGTAGCCGATCATGAGGTGGATTCCATCACCAATCCGATCATTAACGATCAGGTAGCCGTGAATTATAGTGAAGTAGCGATTGATTATCGGCTTGGTTCTTTGAATCCGCACGGGCATCCTGCTTTTTTTGCGGAAACGGTGGCGGAAACTTCTGTTGGTGTTTCGATCCCGAGAACAACTTTTAGCTCCGGAACACCGGCCACTTATTTGAAGCGGAGTGTTCCCGGAAGTGCAAATACGGGATTGGCGGTAGGTATCTTTTTGCCTTCTCTTGTCCATATGGACCCTTATGAAGGAGAAAAAGAAACCAGTGTTGATTTAGTGATTGAATATTCTGTGAAGGGCGCTGATGATTGGCAACGGCTTCAAGAGTGCACCACGAAAGAGGAAACCATTGTTTCTGGCCGTTGGTCTGCCGGATATTACCTGTGCCAGATGATTGGATCTCGTATTGCTGGTGAAAGAACTTGGCATGAAATTGCCCAAGGTTCTTCGGAGTACAGTGATCATGTGGACGGGGAACGCTACAACGCCCCGTCCTGGATAATAGAGACACACCAAAGAAGTTTGCTCGATGAGCCGGGCAATCCAATACAAACAGCTCAATTCCGAACGCCGGTTATTTGGCACTGGGTAACGGCGTCGGAAGTAGTTCAAGCCGGGACTGTTCTTTACGGGGGGGAATATGTTCGCATCACCGGCAAGACACCTTCTCCAATTCGCAGGACGTACTACAAAGATGGGCTGACCGCCGCAGAATACGAAGTTCGCGTTGGATACATGACCGCCCCAAACGGCAGCATAAATTACCAAAACACCGTTTATCTTGAGTACATTCAGGGTTTTGCGGAAGATCCTTTTGAGTATCCCGGTGCAGCAGTCGTTTCCATTCACGCCCTTGCGACGGAGAATATTTCTGGCGGATTGCCAGCAGTATCTTTCCTTGCAACAAGAACGTCTTTAGATTCTATTGACGAGCGCCTAGCTAGCAATCCCGCGTGGGCCGCATATGATATTCTGTATTCATGGGGCAATGTGTCCCCGACAAAAATCAATCTTGCCGCATTCCAAGTCTGGGCGAATTATTGTGACGAAAAGAATCTGACTTGTGGGATTTACTTCGATGCTCAAGTAACTGTTCGGCAAGCGCTGGACTATCTTGGCACTCTCGGATTGGCGCGGGTGGTGCAGCTTGGGACCGAATACACTGTCATTGTGGACAAGCCGGATACGGCAGTGCAGCGATTTTTGTTCACTCCCGGCAATATAGAGCGCGATTCTTGGCAAGAAGAATGGTCAGGAATGGAGGACCGTGCCAATGCCATCGAAGCGGTCTACTACGATGAAGAAAACGACTATAAACGCACCACGGTATTTGTACAGAATGAGTATTTTGATGAGGCGGATGTCGATCCGAAAATCACCAAGCTGGATCTGGTTGGGTGCACCAATCGGGCGCAAGCCATTCTCATTTCCATACGAGCACTGAATCGCAATCGGTATTGCACCCTTACAGCAACTTGGCGGGCGGACGTGGACGCCATTGCTTGCCAAGTGGGGGACGTAGTGGAGTGCTCCCACGATGTTCCGCAATTCGGCTACGGTGGGCGTATTCTTGTCGTCACAGACTCTACCCATATCACACTGGACCGTGAGATTACCTTTGAAATTGGCACCACTTATTATATCACGGTCAAATTGGCGGATGATACTCGGCAGACTAAACAGTTGGTAAATCCCGGCGACGGCGGTTCTTACGCAGAGGTGCAGATTGCTTCCGCCTTCAGTCCGGTACCAGAGGCCCATGATTTGTATGTAGTTGGCGAATCGGAAACGATGACTCAGCAGTTCCGTATTGTTGGGATTGAACGTTATGACGATCAGCGGTGTACAATAACCGGGCTGGAGTACAATTCTGATATTTATTCCGATACGGCGAACATTGATGCTCCTGAAAGCAAGTCCTTGCTGGAAGGTTTGCGGAACCTTCGGGCAACGGAAGTCTACACCGAGGGCAGCGGCACTCAGGCTTGTGTAACCTGGACGGGCGCTGCTGTACGTTGGGAAGTCCTGGTTTCCGTGGCCATAGAAGTAGATGGGGAAACTGTTTGGCAGCACTTGCGAAGAATACCAACTACAAAGACCACGGTGTTCATTTCCGGTCTGGAATACGGAATAGAATACATCTTTTCCGTGGTCCCTTATCCCAAACCGGATGAGTGGGAAAACACCACACTGACGTTGGTCGGAAAATTGTACCCGCCGGGGAATGTTGGTGAAATTACCGCAGCGCCTTTTGAAGATGGTGTTTCTTTTACGTGGGAACCAGTGTCAACGGGTTATTTGGCTGGATATCAAATACGATACGGCACTAAGTGGGAAGCATTCACGGAATACAAAGTTGGAGATATTGTTGTCCGCCCAAGCTCAACGTCTCCAAATAAATTTCTACGCCATATTGTCACATCTGCGGGTACATCCAGCGCTGGCCCGGTAGGGTGGACAGCGGTGGGAGATCTTACTGAAGGATCGGTAACATGGGACACAATGACGAGGCTTTGGGCCGACGAATATTATTATGATGCCGGCCTTTACCTTCTAACAGGAGGAAACGGAACATGGGAATGCACTGTTGCTGGCACCAGCGGAGCTACGGAACCTGATTTTTCCGGCTATGATATCGGGGAAACGGTTTCCGATGGGAGCATTACATGGACAAAGGTTTCCGACGAGGAAGATGGATTTTGGCCTTGGGAGCAAATTTCCGGAGGCATTACACAGTTTAACGCGACGTTAACCGAACGCCAACGCGAAATTCAAGGGCATGCCTATGCTACTATTTATATCTGGATAAGAGCTGTCGATGAGTTCGGAAATGTGTCCGAAAACGTATCAACACAAAGCGGCGTGTGTCTCAATTCGCTCATCGATGGCGGGGACCTGGATTCATGATCACAAACGATTTTCGCATAAAACGCGGCGCCACCGCGAATATTCCCTCCCTTGAGCCGGGCGAGCTGTGCCATGACAAAAACTTGGATGAAATCGTTGTTGGCTCCGCCACCGGCAATCGCCGCATAGGTTCTCATGCGTTTCGCAATCGTATCATTGGCGGTGACTTTAACACTAACCCCTGGCAACGCGGAACAACTATCACGGCACCGAGCAACGCGGATTATCTGGCGGACCGTTTTCTCCTCTGGAAATTCGGGGACATGGTTATCGATGTCAAAAAGACGTTGGATGGCCCAACATTTGCCCAAGCCGGTTATTCATCACCCTACTGTCTACATGTGGACGTGACAACCGCCGATACATCTGTTGCATCCGGCGATCTGTTGGCGATTTTGCAGATCATAGAAGGCTACAACATTGCCGATCTTGGTTTCGGCCACACAGACACGAAATATGTTACCCTGTCGTTTTGGGTAAAGGCGACCAAAACAGGAACATACTGTTGCGGCCTAATGTCGGGCGATCGAAACACCTGCTATATTGCAGAATACACGGTTTCGACAACCAACATCTGGCAAAAAATCGAGGTTACCATCCCGACTGAGAGCACCTATGGTGCTTACGATGCCGGTACATCGGCGGGGCTCTACGCTTTTTTCACAATCGTCGCCGGGACCGACTATCAGGATAGCGCCGATACGTGGATCAATAGCGGCCTTTACCCCGATATGGCAACATCCAGTCAAGTCAACGGGGGGGATTCCGCGTCAAATGATTTCAAGCTGGCCTTAATCCAGCTTGAACCCGGCAATGTGGCAACCCCGTTCGAATTTCGTCCCGCTGCCGTCGAACGCCAACTTTGCCAGCGCTACTTTTGGCGCGGTCTACCTGGAGAACATTTCACCCAATTCACTACGGATGCGAACCAATTCGTATCCTGGCCGATCAAGTTCCCGGTCACAATGCGTGATGTGCCGTCGGTGACATACGATGGCGAAACGCTGCATAGTTTTTCTGATCTGTGGGTAAATGTCCCAACGGTTGATGGGTGCCGGTTGTTTGCCAAATCCAGCGGTGCGGATGCGAATGCTTACGTGGAATTTTCAAGCAGCGGCTACATTGAGGCCAACGCGGAACTGACAACGGGCTGATGATGCATCTCGGCGTTAACAATGCCGCATGGTATCCAGAAAAAAACAGAGAACCTGGGTGGGTGCCGCGAAAGGGTTGAGCGTGGATATGACGCCTGAGCAGCTTGAGCAAATCGTTACGGCGGCGGTCGAAAGGGCCATGAAAGGCAAAGAAATTTCATGCGCCTGTGGTCTGTCCCCGGAAGCACAGCGCGAGTTGGGCCACTTCATGGGAGTAGTCAGGTACCTTGGTGGTGAGGGCAATGAGGGCTATGCTAAGGGGGCGGAGGTGTTTCGCAAGAACAATGATTTTGTGGCTCAGTGGCGGGCGGCTTGCGAAAAGACAGGAAGCATCATTTTGCGCGTCATTGTGATTGCCTGTCTTGGGGGGGCGGGAACATTAGGATTCCTCGGAATTCGTGAGTGGATTAAAAAACTGGTGGAGAAATAGCCATGAAGATACTGCAATTTATCCTTCGTATTTGCACCTGCAAACCAGTGATAAAGATATTTGCCGAAAAATTGGATGGATATAAAACCATGATCGGATTTGTGGGATCTGGGTTGCTTGCTGTGGTGTATTTTCTTTTTGCTATGTTCCCCGATTTGGTGGACCCGAACATGATTGACCCTGCTTCCGTTCACACTTCGTTGCAAGCTGCCATTGCTTCTTTCCTGACATTGGCCTTCGGTGGCATGGGGCACAAAGTGGTCAAAAAAGGGCGGGAGAAAAACCAAGTGGAAGAAGAATTGGAACAACTAAAAAAACGAATACAGGAATATGAGAATTCACGATAAATGGGAACTGGACCCGCATCGGGAAAAGAAGCCCCTTCGCATAGAGATCTCCATTCCATTGGATAAATCATTTTGGCGCAAATGGTTGCGCCGAATACACAAAACCCTTATTGAAAGGAGGAAGTAAAATGCTACAGTTTCTTCAGGCAGCGAAGTTGGTTTTGAGTCTGGTGCCGGAAATCGCCAACATCATCCTCATGCTGGAAAAGACCTTGCCCCAGGCGGGTATCGGCACCGAGAAGCTGACGGCCTTGCGGGCAATCCTGACGGCGGCTTATGCCGGGATTGATCTTGTGTGGGGCAGCATCGAACTGATTGTCAAGACTTTGGTGGGGCTGTGGAACGAGAAAGGGTGGCCGATTGAAAAGGAGCTGCCGCCGCCCGCATTGCCGGAATAGGCCGAATTTCGGCTTTTCTTTCCTTGGCCATATTTCGATATGGGCCAAAGGGGGATCGTGCCAGGAAATTGATTCTGCTTGGCCCTATGCCCCTATTCCTTTGGCGGGAATAGGGGCATAGGTTTCTGGTGGAGGGGTGTTACGGGGATTTATGGTGGGTCAAGGTGTTTCATTAGCCGATCTATTGTTCATTTTCGCCCCCTTGATAAAAGTCCCGGCCGTCCACAATTACAGGCTCATGGAGATTCGCCCCCACCTGCTTAACTTCCATATGGAAGCATTGTGGCGCTGACGACGGGCCGGATCACCGTGGATCGAGGGGGCGAAACTCATAAAAACCGATGAACAAAATACCGAAGCCCATCCAAGCTAAACATCTTGCCAGGGCAGGTTTTGTTCTTTTCGAAATCTCGGTGGCCATAAACATCTTTAACCGGGATTTTGAAGATCCGGCACATGGCCGCGATATGTTTTGCACCAAGCTCCAACATCCTTACTGGCGGTTCCGCCTTGTCATAATCCCCAACGAAGCAGAACCCCAGGCTGTGGCCGTTCATCCCTTGCGCCCGACAGTGAGCGCCCTGCTTGTCCCAAGGGCGACCGAGGAATACTTCATAATCCTTTTCTCCAACCAACTCAATCCCGGCATGATAGCCGATGTCCTGCCAGCCGCGCACTTCGGTATGATACCGGCGAATGGCTGACCAACTAACTGTGCCGCTGTCCTTGGTGGCACTGCAATGGATGATAATTGCGGTCGGGATCATGGTTCCTCCTCTTGGCTAAAATCCACAGTGATTTGATGGTGTAAGTTCTCTCGGATCTTTTTCAATTCTTCCTCGGATATATGCACGGTCATTTCTGTATCATCGTTTGGAAGTACCATTTTTCGATACCGTATCCAGAGATTGAAGTGTTTCTTTATGGGCGATCATCTTGCCAATGAAGTATCCGCTGCCCCCAAACTAAAATAATAAAGAAAAGCACCAATAGGCTTTCCATCACTCCTCCTTCGCCGCTCCAATCGCGGCCTGGTAGGCGACTTCGGCGGCCTCAGCCAACATTTTTGCATGGTCGACTGCCTTTTCCCATCTCTTCCGGTAGCCGCTTGGGTCGATGGACACGCTTACCATCTTCCAGCAGCTCTCTCGGCGGTAAAGACAGTGGGCCACAGCAGCCACACACTCATCCCGCCACTCCGCCGCTTCGGCCAGCTCTCGCAGCTTGGCCTCGAAGTGGTCAATACGTTTTTGTTGTTGTAAAGCCATTGCTCTCCAGCAACCGAAAATTCCTTTCCAAAAGGGATTCCCAAAGCTCTCTACCGCCAGCGCATCCGCAATCACCGCCAGTCGGTCGGCGCGGTCACATTGCCTGATAAACGCTTCGCTGAGTTTCTGGTGATCCCGAAACCACCTATCGATGTTGGCTTCCAACTCCCGAACCCTGGCATTGGCCTCAATGAGCTCGTTTCGCAGGGCCTCTTTTTCGAGCCTGGAATCCTCGCAGCAGATTACATATCGCTCGTGCCAATCTTGGGCCTCAGCCTCCAACTCCCGAACCTTGGCATTGGCCTCAATGTGGCTTTTCACTAACTCATCTCGCGGCATCAGCACGTCTTTTATTTCTTCGTCACTCAGTCTCATTTTCCTATCCTTTTTTCATCCGGCACACCCGGTGCAAACCGGCACTCCGGGATTGCGATCCGCGTCTTGATCGGGCATCTGGCAGGCAAGGCATCCGCTCCGCCCACCACAGCGGCAAGAGTACCGCCAGGGCCAGAAGTAGGGCGATGGTTATCCATCCCTCAAAGGTTCCCTGGAAGCCTCAAAATTTTTGTAATCCCATTCAGCAAAAATCTTTTCCATTTCCTTAAGCATGTCAACTACATTCACTACATTGAAATCATCACGATATCGCTTGTAAACTCCAAGCATTTCCCTACCATACATAATGTCGAAAACAATTTTCTTTTTTGTTTCACGAGTAATCCCATCAGCAAAAGAGCCTACAATCATCGGCTCTTTGAAATCTGCATTGACAATATCGTTTCCCTTTAGCTTGTAATTGCGTATCATTTTCATCTCCCTTCAGCTTGTTCGAGACTGGAATCCTCGCAGCAGATTACATATCGCTCGTGCCAATCTTGGGCCTGGGCCTCCAACTCCCGAATCCGGGCGTTGGCCTCAAGGTGACTGTCTTTGAGATCATCAGCCTCGTCCGAAGGCAATCCATACTCGAAGCAGAAGTGATCACCGAAAGCTCTATACTTTATGTCTTTGATTTCTTTGTCGCTCAGTATCATCTCACCCCTCCAACCGGCACACCCGCCGCAGCGGGCAACCGTTTGGTACGCCTGGCGCAAATGGCAGGCGTACCAGCTCGATCAGCTTTACCACTCCTCCGCTTCTTCTCGCGTAAGGAAAAAATGAATACCATGTGAGCAGTCAACTCGTTCATCCGGGTCGTATTTGTCAGGTGCGGTACATTTACCGACACGATAGGTTGTGTTTTTATCATATCCTCCACAACATTCCAAAACAGACTTCCCTTCTTTAGTGATTTCAAGCGTGACAACAAATTCCGCCCGGCATTTTCTGTTGATTAAACATGATGTACGTCTCGCCCAGGCAGGGATCTTAATTTTAATAATTTCTCCGTTACCACCTTTTTTCCAGGCAACAAAAGACCCCGCTGGCGGGACGATTTTCCAGTTGCTCAGGTAAGCGTCGCGCAGGTCGGCGTCACACAGGTAAGCGTCGCGCAGGTCGGCGTTGCGCAGGTCGGCGTTGCGCAGGTCGGCGCCGCTCAGGTTGGCGCCATGCAGGTTGGCGCCGCTCAGGTTGGCGCCATGCAGGTTGGCGCCATGCAGGTCGGCGTTGCGCAGGTTGGCGTTGCGCAGGTCGGCGCCATGCAGGTTGGCGTCACACAGGTTGGCGTTGCGCAGGTTGGCGTTGCGCAGGTCGGCGTTGCGCAGGTAAGCGACGAGCAGGTCGGCGTTGCGCAGGTAAGCGCCGTGCAGGTTGGCGTCGCTCAGGTTGGCGTCGCGCAGGTCGGCGCCATGCAGGTTGGCGCCATGCAGGTTGGCGTTGCGCAGGTCGGCGCAGCATAATGCTATTTTTGCGGACGCGGCATCCTCCACACACAATCTGATACTGTCATGGTTTCCATCAAACAAAACATTATCGTCAAAGCGTGATATAATTTTCATTGTTATTCTCCCTTTTCAGCTTGTAACTTTACAGCAAACTTACCCGGTTCCCAACTCAGCGGCGTCTCGCAATTCCGGATAGCTTCGTTGAGCTTTTCGAACGCCTCTTTAATTTCTGTCGGCAACGAACCTTCATCCGGCAGAAGATCTTGGTAATAGTCTTCGGGCTCAATTTCTCTGGCGAACACAGGCTCGCAGATCAAAAGTCGAAAGTCCTCCACTTCCATCTCGTATTCGTCGGCCGCGTCGATGATTTCATCCCAACTACTGAAGAATCTGTC